TTAGGTATGGATAAATGTACAGTTTGTTGTGATACGTATAATAAAACAAATCACAAAAAAGTGACATGTCCCTTTTGTAACTATGAATCATGCAAGACGTGTAATCAAACGTATTTATTGTCAATTATAGAAGATCCACATTGTATGAAATGTAAAAATGAATTTTCTAGAGAATTTGTTGATTCGTTTTGTACAAAACGATTCCGTAACGTAGAATATAAAAAACATCGCGAACAAGTTTTATACGAACGCGAAATGGCACGTATGCCCGAAACACAGCCACATGCCGAATACAAAATAAAAATGGAAAAACTTAGACAAGACTACTATTCACTTTTAGATTCGTTTTATATGATACGGTCCATGAGAAACGAAGCTGAAATAAAATCACATTCAACTGAACAATACGATGAATCGATGGCAAAAATAAGACATGATATACAGAATATCGTACGCGAAGTAAATACCCTTGAAGTAAACATTACCGAGACTAATCTAGAACGATTTACACGCAAGTGTCCATCCGAAAGCTGTAGAGGATTTTTAGACATGGAATGGGTTTGTGGTCTATGTTCTAAAACTTTTTGTGATAAATGTGGGGAAGAAATTGTAGATGGTCATGTTTGTGACGAAAAACTCGTAAAAACGATGAAACTCATTAACAAGGATACGAAACCGTGTCCAAAATGTGGTACAATGATATACAAAATAGATGGTTGTGCACAAATGTGGTGTACAGATTGTCATACAGCATTCGATTGGCGTTCCGGGCGCATTGAAACTGGGCGTGTACATAATCCACACTATTTTGAATTTAAAAAGAGGTCAAGGGAACACGGTGACATTCCATGTGGTGGAAAACCAACGTATGAAGAACTTTCAAGTAATGGTGCAAATGAAAACATACTTAATTTAAGTGTAAAACTGTCTATTATAGATAGAGATCTTATATATAAATACGGTGATATTCATGACGATGATAATTTATATTTACGTGTAGACTATTTAACGAATGAAATAACTGACGAAGATTTTAAAAAGGAACTTCAGAAACGCGATAAACATAAATGTAAAATTACCGATATACGCAATATTTATGAAATGTTTTCTGATACGTGCGGCGATTTACTTCGACAATGGATGTTAGATACTACTAAAACAAAAAATGTTATGCATACCGTTCACGGTTTAGCGGACTATTCAAATAAAGTGATAATGAATATACGAAATAGGTATAATTGTTCTGTACCATATTATATATTTTTACGAGCACTTTAAGAATAGACGCGTCGTATCATAAATGAAAATAGAAATTGTTTCTGCAATTACATCACTTTTTCCATTAATGATTCTAAATAATTTTGGTAGTGTAACGAGTATGTTTTATCATTTACATAAAAATGAATTTACATATAAACTCGTTTATATATCGAAACACGTGGACTTGTTATTTTTAGGATATTTATTAAAGGGGTACTTAGATTATATGGAATTTATATTTAATTTTTTATCCATGGTTATTGTTTATAAATCAAGTGTTCACGATAAAAAATATATGGATATAAATCTCCTTATAAGTGTAATTAAAAGTACATCTAGTATGCGTAAATTACACTATATTGTTTCTCTTTACTGTTGGTTTATTGCATTTATTATTCATTACGATACTATATTTGGAAGGTATACGGATATACTAGTAAATTTATTGTTATGTCCACCTCAATATTTATTGAAAAAAAATCTTCTTGATGTATACTAATAATGAACAGGGTACTTTTTGTAATTGCACTTTTACTCATTATATGGTTTTTCATACCTATATACGAAAAACCTAGGGTATTGAAAAATGTATTAACAGATGATGAATGTGAACATATTATGAAAATTGCAGAGTCTAAGTTAAAACCGTCGACTGTAGGTAATTTTAAATTAGATACTTCAGAACGTAAAAGTGAAACTGCATGGTTATTACCTTCAAAAGATCCAGTTGTTGATAAACTCGTGCGTAAATGTCAGTCTATGACAGACAGACCTTTAGAAAACTTTGAAGATTTACAGGTTCTTAGATATAAACCAGGGGGTTTCTACAGACCACACCAAGACGCGTTTCCAAATGAAAAGAATAGACGTATGTATACATTCATAATTGCCTTGAATGACGAGTATGAAGGTGGTGAAACTGTATTTCCAATTATAAAAAAATCATACCGTTTAAAAAAGGGGGATGCTTTGTTTTTTAATACTTTAAATAACTATGAATGTATGACAAAACAAGCTATACATGGGGGTGCACCAGTTCAATCTGGTGAAAAATGGATATGCAACTTATGGGTACATAAGTATACATATACAGGTCCACAACATTTAAAAGATAAATAAATATTGTATTAAATAAATGGTAAATAACAATACAGCTAAAAATCGAAAAAATTTAATAAATTATATAAATACGAAAAACAAAATATGCGATGGTCTCAATAAAATGCAGTTTGTAAATCAGTTGGGTAAAAAAACAATGAATGAAATCAAAGAAAATGTTAATAAAGAATTTCGAAAACAACAACTCCGTTTTTTAGGTAGAGGGTGTGGTAACGGTATAAATCTTCGAAAATCTCAAGGTAAAAAAAGTTTATTTAGTAAATTTAAACGTGTTCGGTAATAATACCTTTTTCGGCTAACATTTTTCTGTTTGCCATATGTTGTGCCTGAACGTCGTCCTTGTTTTGACCGTGGTAAGGAACGGCGTGTCCGTTTTCACACATCCACCTGTTCACATTCGTCCAGTTCCCGTCTTCCGAAACCCAGATTTCACCGAGAACGCGTCCGAACTTACCACGACTATCCATTTCCGGGCATCTTAATTCGATCTCAATATCGTCCTTTTCAGATGCAACCGCTTTCATGCACCATTCCGCGAGGTTTTTCTTCGCGAGTTTACCGTAGACCTTTTCGACTTGATCCGACGTTCGCGATTCTGGGGTATCGATACCGAGAAGTCGTACGCGTTGGCGCGTCATGACGTCAAATCCCAAATCAATGAGTACGTCCACGGTATCACCGTCGACAACTTTTTCTATCGCGGCAATCTTAAACTTGAAATTACACTGGGCTTGGTTATAGGTAGTCATTATACCTAAGTTATGTTTCTTTTCTTTAATAGAACAAACCAAATGTTTTTCAAAGAGTATATCGAATATGTACTTAACCAAGAATGTGATGACACGTCCAACAAAGTGTTGCAACGGGGTACTGTTTATGCAATTCTATAAAATTTCTGAGAATTGTATCGGAATGGTACCCGTCATCTGTACGTGAATTTGATATAGCCATTTTTAAAATTTCTGGTCTAGATTTGATCGTATGTGCGTGTGTTAAAATACATTTTTTTGCACCACATCCTAAACACGTAGGTGTAGTTCTAAAAAACGTTTTTACCAAATTAGCTGCATTGGCTTTTGAGTAGTGTGCCATATTCTCTTCGGGTGTATCTTTTGGAAAGGTAACTCTATATTTTTTACTTAGAATTTGTATTCTAGTTTTTTGTAATTTACCATCAATAAAATTAGAACAATCTTTTTTTACTTTTTTAAACATACCCGATTCCGTATCGTGTAAGTTTTTAATGTTATCATTTATGTACATATCATTTACAAGTTCACATAAATCATCCATTATTTCATCGGTATTTTCTTTATCAATTTTCAAACACTTTGTCTTCTCATCGCGTTCAAACTTGTCACCCGTAGTTAAAAATCTATATACTTCGATCATAGATCGAAACCGTTTACCTTCCGGTGAAAAGTAATAATTATCAGTCGCACCTGCAGATTTACCTGATTTTCTAGTTTCAATTTTTACATACCACTCATTGTTTATTTCCTGTCCTCTATCTTTTAGATATTTCTTAAGAGTATTAAGAGCGGACATTACACTATATTATAAATCCCTTATCCTTTTAAGTTCGTCGCATAGTTGTAAATAATCACCTTCCGGTATATTTGCCGAATTTTTATCGATAAGTTCCATGACGGTTCTCGAAACACGTCGTAGTGTTATTTCTCTATCATATACGGGTTCAGGGTTAAGTGGTGGTCGACATAACCAATCTGTTCCCGTTATTTCCCCGTCGTAATTATATATTTCACGTATATGCATTAAAAAATCTCTTAATCGTGGGTAATATACTGTTGGTGACCATACAGTATCGTTTCTAAAAATATGATCCTTATCAATGTGAACACGTTCATTTGAGTTCCAACCACCTGTGTTATAGTTAAACATGGATATTGGTCGAATAGTACCATCCTCTGGTGTTGGTAATGTATCGTTACGGTTAAGGTACGTTGCGTTGTAATTAAAAGAAAATATAGGAGACGCGTACGCCTCTATACTTTGTACCGGACCTCGACCACGTTCGTTTTCGTATATAACCTTAATGAGTATTTGATGAAGACCTTCACATGGATTAGGTATAGTTGAACGAATACTACTGTTCACAAAAGGTGTTGACGGCATTTGTATATATTTACTTTTTAATCCTTATCTGGTTTTATAAGAATTTCGGGTGTTTCATCTGGCATGTCAACAACATATCTACTTGGATCATTCGTAGGCGACACGATTACGATTCGACACTTATCGGTACTAATCATGGTTTGTTCGGGAACATTTGTTGGTATGATAATGGGTCTACATAAAAGCATCCACATTTTATATATTTTCAGAAAAAAACTTTTTTTTATTTTATACAAAGTCCCTCAAGGAGAATGTTCATTATTTTTAAAAATAATTTTTTTTGATTTTTTTATTTAAAAATAGTAGTATCATATTATAATATGAAGGAAAGTGTTAAAAAATATATACAGGAGGGTATACACTTTTCTAACGAAATCATGGATGCCATAGAAGATATTTCCCAAAAGTATCAAGAACATATATCTATATCCATGGAAATAGGACATTTTGATAAAATGAATAAAATTATGATGAAAATGTCTAAAACTCTTATAGAATATAATAATCAATATACAGATCTTATAAGAGATTATGAAAATGAAAATGAAAATGAAAATAAAAAGGAGAAAAAGAGTAAAAAAAGGGGTTTAGAAACAATACACGAAGATATGTAAATGATACGCGAATATGTCGACTTTGTATACAAGATACTTGGCCCCGGTTATAGTGAGCGTGTATATCACAACGCAATGGAAGTCGTTTTACGCAAACACGGAATACCCTACGAAACGGAAAGAATAGTTCCTATAGTATTTGAAGGGCATACTATAGGAAACCTTCGCGCCGATATAATTTTAAATAAAAAAACTGTACTCGAACTCAAATCAGTTAAAACTATGAATGATGGTATGGTCACACAAGCACAAAATTACCTCAAACTTACCGGTCTACCGGAAGCGTACCTGATCAATTTTCCACCTACATTAAATACCGAATTGGAGGTTAGGTATGTTACTCTACATCATTAATATTAATATCAACTGCTTTACATTTAGCCTCGACAGGATCTTCTAATTCGGCTCCATATTTACCATCAAATGCATTTTTAATATAATCCTTAAGTGACACAAACCCACCTTTAGAAACATCCCAATAAAGTATAGGTTCGTCTGACTTATCAGAAGATAAGTCCTTAAATTCGTTACAAAAATCCGGTATGTTTTCATCACCTTCTGATGCTGTTTGAATACTTTTAAATAATGAAATCTTCGAATCTATTATAGATTTATCACATATTTTTCCTGGTTTACCACCTTTTCCTAATATATGAATGGAATTAATCACGTGATTTTCCTGTTCTGAAAATATATCAGAACCATTTTCTATATTAATTTTTCCCTTTTCAATTTCTTTCATATAATTATACAATTTCTCACAGTCTACTGGTTTAGCATTACCAGTTATAACGTTCTGTGACAACTTTTTCAAATTTTTTACTGCGTAACTAGATGTCCCTGGTATAAATCCACCAAAAAATGCACCGGCACCCGCTGAACTCGAACAACATGCTAATAAAACAAGTAGTGCTGCTGACATTTATAGTAACTAATTATTTTTTTTCATGATCTATCTGATTCATCATGTACATAACAGGTATCATCTGGTAAATCTTTTTCCAATCACTTTTGGACTCTTCATAATACTTTTTAGGGTCTTTAAGCCCTTCATTTATAATTTCATTTATCTTTTCTGTGTAGAATTTGATTTCTTCTAAACAGAAATTGTAATATGGATCGTTATTCATTAAGTTGTATTAAAGACTTATCTTTTAAGCTTATCGTTAATGTTTTGAAAGATTTCAGGATTGTTTCGTTTTTTTATAGCAAAGTTTTTAAGTAAGTTACTCAAACTATTGAAATTTACTCCCTGACGCAGTGGATTTTTTCTCGCCTTTGATTTTGTTTTCGATTTTGGTTTTGGTTTTGGTGAATTTGATTTATTACACGATGACATTTTATTGTAATACTATATTTTAAATCGTTGGTATATATTCCCACCGAAGTTCCTTGCATATCTTTTTCCATATAACGTCTTGTTGGTATAATTTTTCTTTGGACTTGAGTAAAGGAAAATATTTAAGATATGAATCTTCACTCAAAAGTTCACAAAACTTATACAAAACATAGGAATAACTTAAAAAGTTTTTGCGTTCGGATGGACAATTATCGTCGAATGGTTTTTGGATATCTTTGAACATTATACGCAAACGTTCTTCGAGTTCTTGTGGCATGGAAGGTGGTTTTATTCCACTTAGAATATTTGTTATATAGGGAACGTGTTCATAATATTTGTTAAGTTTAAGTTTTTTAAGAAGTGTTCTAATGCGTGCATGTGTAATTTCATCGAGTGTTTTTATTTTGATTTTTTTTAATTCATTTCGTAACTGCTCTATAACATCGGGTGGTATAGTTGTAGTTTCTTGCGCTTGAAATTGTGATAACCATTCATTAAAATGATTTTCACGTTTATATGAATAGTTTACTATTTTTTCAGACGTTTCCTGTTCTTCACGGTACGTCAATTCTTCACTAATAAGTGTCGCTAAAATCATCCCACATCCGTCACACACGAGATCGCTTGTATCGCTAAAATGAAACACGTTACTTTCTGGACACGTAGGACACTCTTCCTTCTTCTTTTCTACAGGTCTATCTATATTATTTACTTTTTCTACATCTATTAAATAGTCGTTGAATATATCTTTCCTCTGTAATCCAGATGTTTCTTTACAATTAAAAATATTATCGGTCCGTACTTGTGTGTTCAAGTCATCCGTATATTGTTTCATATACGGCATACATTTAATTATATAATCAGACATTTCAGATTCATATATAGACTTATTTTCAGGATCATCGTCTATAGAATTTTTCCAAGACCGTATTTTATTATTATACCTACTTAAAAAATTACCCTCCATATAATAATTAATTAGAATGCTCGGTAATCTTTTAACCAACGTTATTATATGGATACACGGTATTTTAAAATCAATCAATTCCAGACCAGATTATAAAATTGCGGATACTTCCATGGAATATTTTTTGGATACTACTAAAACACCATCTAATCTTGATGATTTTTGGGAAGAGGAACATGATGAATGGGATGGAGAAACTGAAACATTCTATAAGGACTTGAATTTTGTTGAATATAAAAATACTTCGATCCCTGAAAATGTTACAAAAACAATTATTCGTATCAAATATTGGTACAATGATATATTATATAAGTATCTGACTAACAACATGGAACATACATGGCCACCCGAACGTAAATCTGGTGTTGTATTTAACATACCAATCGTATCTGCACAATTGCTCGATTCGGATGATAAACCGGTTAGAGACCTCCTAAATAAAATACGAAGGTATGCAGGTCCACGTGGTGATTTTCACGATCAAAAAGTTAAAATAAGTGATATGTTATATTATGATTTAGAAATGCTTGAATCTCAATACCCAAAAATAAAATTAAAAAATGCACTTGGTATGACTAAAATTGTAAATACGGTAGATGGTTTCGTTACAGAACTTCGGGTACCTTAGTCGCCAAATAAAACTTCAAATCGCCTAGATTTGCAACGTTATATTTTAAGATTAAGAATCTATTTTGCTCTTCTTGCATGATCTGTACAGTTGAACACATACTCGACGCTTTTGTAAATATGTTCATGTACCGAAGTGAATATTCACCTGATATTTTGGGACTCTCTTCTGTACATTCTATATCCGTTTCCTGATTTGCAAAATCACCCATACAGAAAAGCTTAAGATTATTACCTTCACGTGTTATTTCTATAGTGTTACCAATATTGTACATGTCACGGCATATTCTTTGAAAATCAGACGACGCCATTGGTGTTATTGTCGACATATTTACATCTGGAACTTCAATTTGGTTTTCGTTTATATCAAGTAATTTTAGTGCAAACTTGGTACATGTTTTCTTTGCTTCACTATGAATTTCTATATTCATAAACTCCTTCGAATCAATATTTATTACGAGTACATCGTTATTTGTTATAGATTTAAGAAGTTTAAACGTATTCGAAACATTTATACCTGCAATTATATTACTTTCACACGTATACTCTTCAAAATTATCAGCTGATAAAAACATATCTACGAGAGATGTCCTCGCTGTATCGAGTGTTACGATATACATACCATCTGGTTTAAAGTATATATTTACATCATTGAGTATATCTTTGAGTACTTCAAATGTTGATTTTATAGCAGATGCCTGGATAGTCGCTAATTTCATATCTAAGAGATATTCTCTTTATTTCTTTATATTCTTATTATACGCATCCGATACACTTTGGTTAATTTTTTCTTCTAATTCCTTGGTCATTGCTGGTTGTAAAGATATTCCGTAACTGTCTAAACTAAATATTTCATCTACACCTTCACCATCTAACGTAGTCATTGGACAGGCACCAAATCCACATGTTTCCCAATCTTGTGCTGGTAATATAGACTCGAGCCAATTTCTGATTTCATTACCAACAAGAAGTTTACCATTTTTCGTAAGCATCGTTGGTACACGTGTAATTTTATTTTTGTATTGTGGAGGTATACCCAATTTATTTATGTTATGATACTGAACAATCTGTTTGAGCTGTTGATTTTTATTAATATAGTCTATGATATCCAGACTATGATTACACTGTGGACTGTATATCAAGAGGGACATGTTAAAATATAGTTTAATTTTTTTTCTGATAAAAAACACAAAAAAATTTATTTTTAAAAATATTGAACATTCTCCTCGAGGGACTTTGTATAAAATAAAAAAAAGTTTTTTTACTTTTTTAAAAATTGATTATTATTTTATAGAGTAAATTATACCTTTTTTATATAGTAAAATTATTAACATTTTATCATTTTTAAAACACAAAAAAATTTATTTTTAAAAATATTGAACATTCTCCTCGAGGGACTTTGTATAAAATAAAAAAAAGTTTTTTTAAATAAAAAATAGTATTTAATATTAAATAATGAAATTTGTGTTAATATTTTTAATACTCTTTGTACTCTTAACTATGTCCAGGACGGAAATGTTTACTGAAATATTTGGATTTTCCGGTACCTCTAAACCAATTGACCATGTTTTTATAAACGACCCGGAAACGGATTTATCTGGATATACTGAATCAGGTGAAGAAATAGAAGTTTCGAATGATCTTATGCAAGAAATGGTTTTTGAAACTAATAAAGAAATTTCTAAAAAAACTGGTTTATGTACTTATATTATTGAAACGACATCTATCAAAAAATATAAGAATACGACTACTGGACAGGAAATATATAGGTGTATGTTTATGGCTGTTAAACACAGGGGGTTTGCGTTAGGATTCACCGTAACATCCGATATAAGAATAATAGATAATAAAGCTACGGTATTAAGTATCAGAACTCAACCAATAGATATTAGACTGCCATCCAAACCAGGTATTTACCAAAACGCGATAAATAGTAAAGAATTTGAAGATTATACCAAAGTTAGACAGAGTGAAATTGATATCATTAAAAACACTAAGATTATTGATAAAGTTATATCAGACCCACAAACTATGTACGGTAAAATTAACATTTAAAGTTCTCGACAGATAGTAATGATCAGTATTGATGAAATAACACGTATATCTGAAAAAAGAAACCGCCTAAAAAAGGAAACGTATGTTAAAATATATAATCAAATTTCGAAACGAATTCGACAGTCAGTTGATTTGGGGCATAAGTATCTCTTTTGTCAAGTACCTTCATTTGTTATGGGGTGCCCACACTTTGATAGACCTAAAGCAACGCAGTATATAAAAAGACAATTTGAAATAGGTGGTTTTACTGTTCAGCAGATTGGTGAATACGAACTCTGTATTTCATGGAAACCATTAAAAAAATCAAAAACGCATACCCAGAATGTAGAAGAGGATATGACAGATTTTCCAACTTTGATAAATCTTAAAAAGGCGGCAAATAAATACAGGGGGAGTA